CCGCAATAGATTTCATCCTTTAACGAGTGCAGTATGGCTGATATTGATTTTGTTTTTGATGATACAACCAGTGTTGTGGGTGACTTTGACCCGAAAGCAGGATATGAGTATTTCATATCTAACTACACCAGTGAGTTGAACCTAGGTAGCCTAAACACATTTTTTAAAAATGTGGCCAAGGCTAAGGCTCAATTACGTATGAAAGCAAAAAGGCAGGTGACCATGAAATTTGGAGACCTGGAAGTTGTTATTCATAACAACAATTATCCAGGATATCAAAATAATGAGCTCTCAACAGCCGACCTGACATTGCATAGACTCTCAGCATACCTTATAAAGTATGCTGCGGATGAAGTAAAAGAAGCAATGCGAGCAAATAACAGGGCTCAGGCTGCTGTGTGGAAAGGTTTAATATTACCTTTATCACTTTCACATGGTGTCACCTGGGAGCATGGTTATATCCTCTATATGAGCTTCACACCAGGTGCTGAGATGTTTATGGACACATTCATGTTCTATCCTGTGGCAATTGGAATATACAGAGCAAAGCAGGACCCTGAGCAAGCACAATACCTAAAGAAAGCTCTGCGCCAGAGGTATGCTGGGCAAAAGGCTGAAGTCTGGATGGTAAAACATCAGAAAGATGTTCAAGCTGCTGTGGAAGAGGTGTCAAAACTACCTTGGACAAAATCCAGCATGTCAGAAGCTGCAAGACAATTCCTGGCCAAATTTGGAATTAAAATTTAAATTTAAAATCAAATTAGGAGGAGAGAGAAAAGAAAAAGAAAGAAAAAAAGAAAAAAAGGGTGGGT